TCCTATCCCTTGTGTATAGTACCCTTATTCCACTTTTTCTAAATATCTCCATATCTCCAGCACCAGTCTGCCCTTGCACATTTGCTCCAGCAGGGTCACCATAGTAACTTAAAATAGGATAGCCTTTTATTTTAATCATTTTAATTAAATCTTCTGTTTTAATATTTTTTTTATGTAATATACAGTCAAATACTCTAATATGGTCAATATTGCCATCAAATTGTGTTTGTATAAATAAAACTGCTGGTTGCCTATATCCAAAGTCTATTGTGCAAAATGTAGGCAGATTAGGGTCATATGGATAATCACCAGTATCTCCTAACTTGTATAAGTCATATATCCAGTTTCTTCCTTCTGGAGTGGTTATAAAAATAACCTTTCCTTTTCTACCAGCTACTGTTGGAGATAAATACATATCCCAAATTTTCTTATTCATTTTGGCAACCTCATCAATTACGAGTAGGTCAAGACCTTCCCCCACCAATGAATCAGCATTATCTGCCGACATTCCTTCAACTGTAGTTCCCCACTTAAAACGAATATACATATCTTTTTCTGATGCTTTATCTATATCTTCTCCATGTCCTACAACCATTCGTTGCCATATTTCTCTAAAAATCAACCTAGCTTTTTTATAGGACATACCTACAACCCATATACGCTTATCTGGTTGAGATGCAACATAAGTTGCCTCCATGGCACTAGCCCAAGTCTTACCAAACCTTCTTCCACATACAATTACATGAAATCTAGCATTTTGTTTTTTAGGGTAGTGTAG